ACAGCCGGAGAACTGGCCGTCGGCAAAAACGTATCCGAATACCTGAAGCGCATAGGATTTGGGCCAAATGGATAAAGTCTTAAATAAATCAGAGATTTACCGGCGCATGGATCGTTTCCAAGAGGACGACAACACGCCGTGGTCATGGCCTATGTTGGCAGAACTAGCAGGTTACGCGCCTGGTCATATGCGGGATGTCTTCGTCTACAAGTCCCAACCCATGACTGAAACCATGCAGATCCGTGTCAGCCATGCCCTAGCCAAGATCGAACGCGGGGATGTCACCGTTATGCGGAATAGGGACAAGACGCGCTTTATTCAATACAACCAGAAGCCAGAGCCTCGCATGGCTAAAGGCAACCGGATCATCCTTGAGAACGGCGCCTTCAAGGTAAAACCAGGCATTATCAACCGTAATGACTATTCCCAAATCACCCTAAAAGAACAGTTGGAGGGCTAAAATGGCCGTATTAAGATCATATCAATGCGTAAAACACGGGTATTTTGACGCTTGGGAGGCTGAATGCCCTCACGGGTGCAAAAAGGTCACACAGGTCTTTTTGAAGCCATTTTCCATTAAATCCGACCGTACCAAGGGCGCTGACAAGACTTTGAAGGGCTTGGCGTCCGATTTCCAGATGACCAACATCAAGTCAACCCGTGAAGGCGAGTTCCAGACCGGCTATCACACCCGCAACAACAAGCCTGAGCTTAACAAAGGCCATGAAGCGGCTAATGGTGGCGTTATGTGGGGCGGCGCAGGGCGCTTTGACATGGGTAGCGCGTTGGCCGGAAAGGCTGTACAATCAGGAAATGGCGAACCGGCTGGGTTTGATCCCAAGAATCTTGGCAAACTAACCGGACCGCGTGCGGCAAGTTATCAAGCTGACCATCAGGGATTAAAGATCAATGCGGATTCCAACTAAAGCAGATGAACGCGAGTTCTTTTACTTAGACCTGATTAACAAGTGCGATGTGTCCAAGCCAGAGCGTCAGGGTGATTACTCATCCTTGCGCTCTAACTTTTTGTTTGGCGCCGGTCCAGAAGAATCACCTGCACCCTTCAACAAGATCGCTTCGCACATCGACCAGTTAACTTCGTTCCTTTACTCCGCAGAAACAACGCGCTTCAATATTGCACTCGGCGCTGGCGCAAATGACATCCAACATCGTTACGTGCCGCCACTCAACCAAGCGCTGCACGACGAATGGAACAACTCGAATGCCGATCAAGTTTTCTCTACGGCCCTTACTTGGGCCTTGGTCTATAATTCGACCTTTATCAAGCTCATACCCTTCAACACGTCTATCCATCCTTACTTGGTAGACCCAGGTTCGATGGGCGTATTGCGCGAAGACGTACCATATACCGACCGTCAACAAGCGTTGACCCAGACTTACTACATGACCAAACAGGATTTGTGGGCGCGTTTGTACAACCATCCGAAACGCGACAGCATTATTAGCCGCATTACAACCGCCAATTACGAACCAACGCATGTGCCTGAAGGCGTTGACCGCATCGTGATGTCGCAGACTAATCCAACTCTATACGGCACCGTCAACCTCGACCTTTACGGCTACAACCGCATGAAAGCGCGTATTGCCGAAGACACGGTGGAAATGACTGAACTGTATGTCTGGAATGACGAAACGCAAGACTATCAAGTCGTTACTCGCGCCGCGCCAGATGTCATCATCTACGACCGGCCTAACGAAGAGCTATTTCTCAAGGGCGAGCTGCCATTCATTCAGATCTGCCCTAACCCACAATACGATTACTACTGGGGACAATCCGAAGTTTCCAAACTGATTTACCTTCAACAAATGCGTAACCGGCGCATGACGGAAATTCTGGATCTACTATCCAAGCAAGTTAACCCGCCGACAGCTCTCACGGGCTTCACCGGCATCTTGGATGAAAAGAACTTTGCACTCAACCGCGCAGGTGGTTTGCTGTCGTCTGACATGCCGAATGCAAAAGCAGAACGTCTGGCACCAAACATTCCGCAAGATCTTTACGCACAGCTTAAAGAAATTGATGCAATGTTTGAAGAAGTCTCAGGAATTTCGTCTGTGTTGTCTGGCCGTGGTGAGCAAGGTGTGCGCTCTGCTGGTCACGCTTCTCAACTCGCACGTCTTGGATCTTCACGCGCCAAGAAACGCGCTATGGTTGTTGAAGATTCATTAGAGAAAATGGCAACGCTGTATCTTAAGATCATGCAAGCCTACGATCCTTCTGATCTCAAAGACACTGAAGGCAACAAGTTCATCCCTGCACAGTTTACCAAAGACTTTGTGGTCAAAGTGGACGCGCACTCGAACAGCCCGATCTTTATGGAAGATCTGCGTTCGTTGGCTTTTAATCTGTTCAAAGCGCAAGCCATCGACAAGGAAAGCCTCATCGACTTGCTTGATCCTCCAATGAAGCAACTTCTCAAGGAGCGGCTCAAGAAAATGGATGCCAAAGCGGCGGCAGCTCAAGCACAAGGCGGCGGCGAAAAAGTAGTGCCAATGAGCAAAAAGCAGGGCTAAAATGGCTAAAGGACAGCAAATTAACCCAGTTCGGGGCGACCAACCAAGGGCGTCAACTACCCAGTTGTCTCGCGACGTAAAACCCGCTACTATGGATTATAGAGTAAGTGGTGTGAAGTCTTATACGCCTCGCACTACTCCACGATCACCGGCAAGGAGGCCATAATGGCTTACAAGTCTGTAAAGCGTTCGCGTCGCGGCAAGCGTCGTTGAATAAGTTGGGGACGTTAACTTTAACTGATGGAGGCCTTCAATGGCTCGTAAGTCTCGTAAGCACAAGCGCTAATTGGCGCTACCACCCCTCCCTGAAACCTTAGCACAGGAGCGCATCATGCGTCGCAAGGCTCGTAAGGCACGTCGCTAACTAATACACGGGTTAGACCCGTTATTACTGCGATTTCCCTGAAGGGGGGGAAACCTAAAAATACCCCTTCACCTATTCAAAGGGAACGGACATGGCTGATAACGCACAACTTATGGCATTGATGCAGGGCGCTGGCGGTGAAACCCCAGGTGGCGTATCTGTCGGTGAAGCTCCTCCTTCTTCGCCTCCTCCCATGCCAACCCCTATGTCTACCCCAGAACCTAAAGCCGGTGTTAAAGAAGCAGCTCTCGTCAACGTCTCAATGGCGATGGATTTGATTGAGCAAGCTCTCCCAGCTATCGGATCTGAAAGCCCAGAAGGCCAAAAACTCATTAACGCAATCTCAGCACTGACTACGGTGCTCGGCCCTAAGAAACAAAAGGCCGGTGAATTGCAAAATGCTGAAATTCTTCAGCTTCTTCAAAACCTTCCTCAAGCCGGTGGCGGCACTCCTGGTTCTCGTATGATTGCTGGTGCGCCTCCAAATCTCGGATTGATGAACCCTCCAGGTGCTCCACCTATGCCTCAGGGCGGCGGTGCTCCCGGTGCTCCTCCAATGCCTCCAATGTAAGGGAATTACTATGGAACTCTTTAAGCCAAGGGGCGCATCGGCACCCCGCAATGCAACAACCGACAAGCAGGTTAACGGTCAAATCGTTAACACGCCACGTTGCCCACTTTGGTGGCCTTTCTGGCCCATCGAAAACCGGCAGCAAGAATGCAATGACGATTAAGCCACCAGGCGACGGTCGCAAAGTTATCTAAACCGAAGGATAGGGGACAACAATGCCTTCATTAGAAGATCTCACACCCGATGCCCGCGACGAATTGGCGTTATTGGCTCGTCAATTGGCCGAAAACCCTGATACGCGGGACTCTTTTTTGCGTTTGACGAAGAAAGTTAAGCCAAACTTAACAATCGACGCCATCGACATTAAAGACCAAGTAGACGCTCGTTTTGCTGAATATGAGGCCAGAAATCAGGCTTTAGAAGGCAAATTAAGGGAAAAAGACGCCCTTGAAGAGCTAGAAAAGCGGCGTCAAGCCTTGGTTAAAAAGGGTAAAGCAAAGTCTGAAGAGGACGTTGCAGAGATTGAAAAGGTTATGCTCGAAAAGGGCATCACAAATCACGAAACGGCTGCGGATTATTACGAGTTCATGAGAAGTGCGGCGGTGCCTACATCGCCAAAGGTCTTTAATCACTCGTTTATGAACGAGTCAGCACGCGACACGCTGGCAAAGTTCAGAACAAATCCAACAGTAGCTGCGCGTGATGAAGCGGCAAAAGCTCTATTTGAACTGAGGAAAAATCCTCGGCCAGTAGGCTTTTGATATTGGGGACTTAACGAAGCAAAGGAACTAAGCGATGGCTATAGGTGGTGGTATCGTACCAGCAACCGGCACTTCGCAGTACAACGAATTAACGTACGTCACACGGCGTGCGTTTATTCCGAAGTTGGTGGTGCAGCTCTACAATAGCACCCCGCTTATGGCTGCGCTGATTGCCAACTCTCAAACTGCTACGGGCGGTGTCTCGTCCGTTACAGTCCCCGTACAAGGCGCTCAGTTTGTGAACGCTCAGTGGTCGGATTACTCCGGCTCGTTTGCTCAACCTGCTGTTCAGCAGGGCGCATTCAACGCTGAGTTTGATCTCAAGCTGATGATTACGCCAGTTCCGTTCCTCGGAATGGAAGGTGTTGTACAGCAAGATCACGCAATCATCCCATTGATCGAAGCTCGTATGAACGACGCTACGAACGTGATGATGGATGCGATGTCTTACTCGCTCTACAACAACACGACAAATACTCAGCAGTTCACTGGTCTTCCAGCAGCAGTTGATAACGGTAACACGGTTGCTACCTACGGCAACATCAACCGTTCAACCTACACTTGGTGGCAGTCCGGTCAGTATGCTGCTGGTTCGGTCAACCCAACCCGTCAGAACGTACTCCAGTATATCTCTGGTACGGTCAAGAAGGGTGCGGAAGTACCAACCTTCGGCGTCTGCGGCTTCGGCACTTGGACGCTTCTCGCTCAGGACTATGTTGGTCAGGAACAGTATGTCATCACCCCAGGCTCCGGCTTCGACGGCGATGCAAACGGCCCACAGGCTGCGTTCCGCGCTCTCATGGTTGCTGGCGTTCCGATTTATCCAGATCCTTACTGCCCAGAAGGCACGCTCTATCTCCTCAACACCAACTATCTCTCGCTCTACATCCATGAGCAGGGCCAGTTCGTGTTCACGGGCTTTGAGTCAACCCTTCCAAACTGGCAGATTGGTTATGTTGGTGCCGTTCTTACCATCGCTGAGTTGGTAAGCACCAAGCCAAAGTCCATGACCAAGGTGACTGGCTACAATTCGCTAACACTGTAAGGAGTAGCTCATGTCTCTCGGTTTAAACAAAATCCTTGTTAGCAACGTCGCAACGGGCCAACCAGCCGCGTATTTGCAACCAGTGACTATTTCGAGCGTTGGTTCGGGTAACGCAACGACGATGACAAACGCGCAATTTATCCCAGCTGGCACCTATGTTGTTCCAGCAATTGCGAACGTGGTCATCGAAGTTAACACCTATACCAGCAACGTAAATAGCTGGACTTCGTTGATTCCTAACAACACACCTTCGGCTGTATTGATTTCGGACGGTTGGAACTTCCGTGCGAACGCAGTCACCGGTACGCAAACGGTTACGCTGTACACGGTCAACGGTGGTCAGGCAGCTACACAATCAACCTACGCAACGTCGTAAGGAGGGTTGAATGGCTAATCCTGATTCAGTAGGCCAAAATACACAGGACAGTTTTGGTAATTTTCGTATTGCCAATGCTGGTCCCGTATCCATAGCCGCAACTGGTAATGCTGTCGTTGCTCTGCCTTTTCTCAAAGGCGGCACCGGCGGTACAGGTTCGTACATCATCCGTCGTATCACGGTAAACAACGTGAGCAACACGGCGGGTGGTACGGCACCAAACTGTGCAACGGCCAACATCTCAGTTGGTACGACCAGTGACGGTGCGAACCTCGTTACCTCAAACACTGTTACAACCAACCTGACGGGTGCGAACACGTTCGTGGATCTCACGCTTGCGGCTGCGGCCAATTCGACGAGCTACACGGCTAACGCTTTGTTCCTCAATGTGAACACTAACGTAGCAAACGCTGCGATTTTTGTTTCCGTCTATGGTGATGTGCAGTTCTAATGGTTTGGGTAACAAACACGACGGATGAGTTCTTTGTTCAAAATTGGGATGGGAAGTCTCACAGCTTTCCTCCCAACAAAGCTACAGAAATATCCGTCGATTTGGCTCGAATCTTTTTTGGGTATGGTGTCGATGACAAGGTACCCGTATTGGCTAGGCTTGGCTGGACCAAGGTTGCAACGGACGTTCCTAAAGCTCTGGAGCGTCTCAATAAGTTTGTGATCTCGGAAACTCAGCCTCAAACCTACCACAATGCGTCCCCAGTGGTAGACCGAGTACCCTTCCCTGCGTCGCGGCAGGGCGGGGGAAAGGGCTTAAAGTGATGTTGGTGTTCGATGGTTACAACGCTTCAGTCTTACATCACGTTAACACGCAGGCTTCTGCACGACGCTAACGCTAACTTTTGGTCTGACCAAGAGCTTACCGACGACATCAATAACGCTCGTAACCGTCTCGTTCGTGATACGGGCGTTAACCGCGTCATTCAAAACACAGCAGCTATTTACAACCAAGAACTGTACTCGTTCGACAACTCGGCGGGTACAATCTCTGGTGTGTTAGTCACCAATCCAGGCTCTGGCTATACAAGCGCTCCCA